TAAACCATTAGGGTAGCTTCTGCCTCCAACATTTCACTCTCATACTTTTTTACGAGAGATTCATACATAACTTTTCTTATTTTCATTGTTCAAAATATAAAAAATGGTGCCGACATTGTCAGCACCATTCGGTTTTTTTTAGAAAGGTAATTCCTCGTCAACTTCACTGTTAGCTTGTGGGTCAACATATTTTGAACTCGGAGATGATGAACCACCAAATGATTCAGTCGTTTCCATATCGTTGGTGTAAACGTATCCACCTTTGTCACTGTCCCAACGTGGTACTTCACCACGAGCTATTGCCTCCAAGTACTCAACAGGTTTCTTTGAATAAACGTCCAACCAAGTCATTTCGTCTTCCAACCACTCTTTCTTGATTTTTTCATCTTCGTGTACAGGACTTGGGTCATCATACATAATCGTTGATACTGTAGTGTATGCCGCTCCTTTGGGAGTTTTTTGTTTGGTCAATTCGATAATTAAGTCACGACCTTTTTCAGAGTCTGTGATGTCACCCTTATTTCTCCAAATGGGAATAATTTTGTCAAGGATACCGTCTTGTTTGTAGTTGTGTTTGAAACGCCAAAACTTTACACCGTCTTCTTCACGGTCACGGTCAATAACTTTTACGATGTAGAACTTACGTGACTTGTACTGTTTTGCAAGTTCTTTGTCAGATTCTTTACCGGTAGCCATCAACTCTTCGTAAACCTCATTCAAAGGTGAACGTTCATTGTCATTTTTACCTGGGTCATAAAATTTCTGCCATTTACCACCTACCTGTACTTCGTGGTACCAAGCCTCTTTGAAAGGAGAGCTACCATCAGGTGTTGGAAGGATACGTACTCTACGTTGTCCTGAGTTTGATTTGTCGTCCAAAAGAAGAGTGAAGTATTTCTTCATTCTTTCTTCTTGAGACATTCCTTTTTGTCCGTAATCAGGTGATTTGGACTGTTCATACTGTGCTAATACTGCGTCTAAAGATGTCATAAAAAATTTGTTGTTAGATGTTAATGTTTAAAATTATAGAAAAAAAATTCATAGGTTCAAAATAAAAAAGGGTTGTATCTCTACAACCCAAAGTATAAGTCAAAAATCAAAAATGTCAAAAGTTGAAATCATTATCATCGTCACCATCAGGTGTAAATGTTTTCTTGATTTCAGAAGGATTTACATTCTCAACTTCATCTGAGGTTAAAACATACTCGTGTTTACCTGTCTTTTCAAATCTATCTTTGTTATCATCGAAAAAATCTGTGAGTTTTTGTGTGAATGGTCCCGAATCTAAACTTCTTAGTTGAAGTTTTTCTTGTGGAGTCTTCTCTCTATATTTTTCAATTTTTGTTTCGATAGAGTTTAACGTCTGTACCAAACCATCCATTTCAGATAACTTAGCTTCCAAGTTTTTAAGATAACCGAACAACTGGTCAAAATATTGGTCTTGTTTAGTTTCAATTTTTTCAGAAGATTTTACTAAATCTGTAACGTCCAATTCTTCAGTTGAAGACTCGGTATTTTTACCTTCATCATCAATCTTTGTTACCTCATCGTCCGATTTTACGTCAATTTTTTCTGCCGGTGCGTCAGCAGGGGCTGGAGGTAAAGTTGCATCAGGTGCCGGTAAATCAGCACCAGGAACCGCTCCCAAAGCTGGGTCAGGTGGTAAACCACCTTCAGCTTGTTCTCTGATGTAACGATTAATATTGTGGTGTCTATTAATCTCTTTTAATATTTTTTTATCTAAATTCATTTTGTTATCCGTTTAATAAAGACTTTATTCCTTGCGGTGTTTCAACTCTTACTCTTCGATTAGCAGTTGTTTCGTGACCGGCTCTTTCAATAAGTCCATCTCTTTCTCTAACTACATAACAATCACCTGTGTCTAAATCACATACTTGTTTTGTACCATCACCGTTGTCTTTTTCAGACATTCTAACGTTTTTACCAAGGTACTGGTTTAACATATTATTTAAGTTCATAACTTTATAATTTACATATAAATATCAATATTATCCAAATAGTTGAATATAATCTATGAACAACTTGGGGTAATCGTATTAATAAGACCCAAATTATTCGGATTTGGTGAAGGTGTTGGTGGTGGTGTCAAAAGTGTCACACTTGAATTAATACCTGAATTATTCGCCAAGACTTTTGCTTCTTTGAGAAGAGCTTGTAATTCTGTATTAGATGTAATGTTATTGTTTTTGTTGTAAGGCCAATTTTGAAGATAGAACACTTCAATTGACCTATTTCTGATATCATTAACTCTCAGTTGTAATCTATTTTTTGAAAACAAGAAATAATCTTCTATTGACTCAAAATGTGCAATAGGGAAAACAAAAGGCTCATTAGGTCCTCTCAATGTCAAGAAATCCACACAAGAGAATGTTTTTAACATATATGACCTCATTTCACCGTAGTTATAGTTCAAAGTTATTTTACCATAGTTGTTATTGAAAGCATCAAAGTTTTTCTTCTGAGAGTTTCCTGAAGAAGCCCAACTTAAACAGAAAATTATGAACTGTAAATCTTCATCATTTGGAACAACAAGTTTCAAATTATCAACAAAATCCTTGATGGGTATTTGAGTTTTTGCACCTGTAGTACTTGTCCAACCATTTTCTTTGTACGGTACCTCCAAAACTTTTGAATCACAAGAATTTTGTGCGGCTTCTTTTGTATTTGGATTAACACTAGTGTTGGCATTATTTTGTTGTGTAGTTCCACTTGTTGTTGAAACATCATCTTTTCTATTCAACACCGATTTTATCAAATTACCCGCAATGTTTTGATTTATACTAGCCAACAAATTATCGGGATATGGATATGATAAGAAACTTTGTCTTATTCCTTTAAACCTAGTTTGAAACAGTCCAGGGGTTATAGTATGAGCCACCTCAGTTATCATATAAGAACCATAGAACATTGGAACGTGTCTTAATATAAAATACATTGTCGGTTGTAACAAAGCATTACCCAAACAAACAACATCACATTCGTAAGAACGATTTTGGTAAACGTTATATAAAGATGTGTTTGGAGTTGTCGTGTCTCTACCACCAGCTTGGTTCGCCATATCCTGAATAGTTGCAACAGTTTCTGCGGTTGCTTTACCAGGTGTTTGAGTTACACTAAATGAATAAAAAACGTTTTGACTTCTTATTCCAATATCAACAGAAAAACCAACGCATAAATTTGAAAATGCCCAATCGGTTTTACTCTCAGTAACAACTTCACCTAATGGATTATTGGGGTCTCTCAAATCAAAAGAGTCACTTCTGAAAAGGAAATTATTTTTTTCCTTGTTATCCATAGCAACGTAGCTCGAGGGTCTATCAACATAAAAACAAACTAACTTAGGTCCGGATTTTCTGTAATCAACTGTGGCAAAAGTACCCCATAAATCATTCGCGAAACTCTGAGTATTTTGAATATTCGGAACCGCATTTGCTGTGGCGTCCTGTACATTATAAAAATTAACGTATGCAGGTAATGGCATCACAGTAAAGTGGTTTTCTGTGAGAATACCAGCCATATAAGTGAACACACTCATATTGTAGTTGAGAGTATCGGGTTCTACAACTTTTTTTAATTGAAAAATATCGATTAAAATTTTGTCACCAACATCTCTTGAAGCTCTGTCCAAGAACAACATATCTTCAAACAAAGTTTTTCTTCTGTAATCATTACCAGCAATCCACTTATCGTTTAGAGCTTTAAACGCTTCATACAAATCAACTTTGGATTGTTTGAAATTGTATTTACTCTGAATTAATCCTTCAGGTAATTGAGTAATGTTGGGTAATCCTTTTTGAGCTTGATTGACAGTTCCTACAAGTGTTTCACTCATAAACGCAAAGTTACCAGTGACGTAATCTTGTAAATTTGTGGTAAATTGATTTATAGTCAAAGATGGGTTTTCATATCTTTGAGTAATATATTGTCTACATATTTGACTAAGTTCTTTTGTAGAAATTTCGTTAATGTCGATGTTTGATTGTACAAAAAAATCTGTCAAATATTGTTGAAAATTTGGGTCTGTACCAAATCCTATTTCTAACAGAATGTTGTTTGCTTGGGCTATAGATGGTGTGGTTGTACCAAAAGGACTAAACGGTATTGGGTTAGACACTTGATTTGTATTAGTCACGTAACCTATATATGAACTCACAGCTCTTCTATTATACTTTGTTGGGTTACCAACACGTAGTA